CCCTGCACTACCTCGTTTACCCGGCGGCAAGCCTCTTTCGAGACTATTTCCGGAACGATAGCGCTCAGATGCGCTTAAATTCTTATAGTCTGGTGATACATCAGGTCAATTTGGAGTTAACCTTAGTAGGGGCGCTCTGTGAACAACCTTGTGAACTCTTTCCCAACATCGGAACATCGTACCATACCGCATAAGAGATAATCTCTTAACGCGATCTGTACTTTGTGCCATGGTAGGGCGAGAATACCACGGGGTTAAATCACTTGAATTGATAAGCTCGAGAAGGAAAGGAGTTATCAACCTATAATAGGTTAGTAACCATTTTCCAAGCACAACGACCTCTCTAACATCCTCACCGGTTAGGCCTTCATAAATGCCTAGCCCTGGGTTGAAATCAACCGAGGTGCGAGATAGAAGTGCATCTCGAACGATCGCAATGTCCGGGTCTGTGACCGGACAGGGGGCATAGAAACTATGCCACCATAAATGCGGAAGCGGGAACGGACCAACAGGACTAGTTAAGATCAGATGATACCTTTTCCAACGTCGGCCTGTACTCTTTGGGTACATGCACTGACCAAGGATACGGTAACCTGCTCCTAACCACCTGTAAGGCTCCGACCTCCTAACAGATCGGAACTCCGTCAACCGACTGACCATGGATCCCACAGTTTGAGGGATCATGGAAAAGACAGATCTAAATGAGATAGGTGAAAGGTCATCTTTCCCTATAATGAACCGCTTTGCAAACTCAGCGGCGCATATAGGAGAGATGAGGGATTTCTTTGCAGAGATCCCAACTCCCAAACGACTCATTAGATCGCGGTAACGGACCGCAACCTCCTCGTCTGCGATGACTAAGTCGTCGCCGAGAAGAGCATACTTATCAAACCATTTTCCAGAACTAGGTGCATTAGCACAATACTGGATAACCAGGTGATGGGTAAGCGCGAATACAGGCCAGGAAGAGTAGGCGCCTAAAGGCTGACCCACTGTGAATGACACGAATCTCTGAATATCCCTTCCCTCCCAAGGGACGGAGAAAGGACGAGATCGAATCACTCGAATCCAAGAGCTTGCCGCATCTGGGCCGAAGGCCCAGGTTAGCAACTCGACCTGTAACGCCGCGGGAAAGCGGTCCGTTGCAGCTGTTAAATCATAACAGTACATCGGACCTTGATAGTGTACTCGGCTCAAGAGACCCTTTAACGGAACCAATTGATGGAAAGTTCCATCTTGAGGTATCAGTCTAAGGACACTCATAGCCCAATCGTGTATAGGTCTTAGGCATGACTGCCTAATACTATCTAAGATTGTGAATACTCTAACCTTTCCCCCACCTTCGAACTTACGTCCTAATCTTCCGTTCATCGAGAGATCAAAACCTCTTAATTGGGGTTTGAACTCAGGTGTCGCCCCACAGCAGAATTCGAAGAAACCCGCTGGGTCCACACTATCTAAGGTGGAACCAACACGGTGAATTCTTCGGTGGTACCAGTATTCTCCCAAGTCTAATAGACTAGGAGGAACACGGGGCCGAGGTCGTCCGACCCTCCCTTTAGGAAGGGGTATCGGACCTCTAGATAATCTGCTGAGATGAGCATGATAACATGCTGCATCTAAACCAAGAGACATGACATTCGTCATACCCTTGATTGGGCCGGAAACAGGACCCCCTGACCAGGAGGGTCTCCAATCGAGTCCTAATTCCAGCTCCCTAACGCATGGGAACTGGGAGTATAGGAACTCGGGAAGAGCCACCCTGAGAGATCGTCTCAGATCTTTCCAAACTTGGCTATCTTCTGACTTCGGAACGAAATCAGAAGTTATATTAGTCAAATCTGGATTGGTCTTTTGACGCACATACACTCTGTGGAAACCGAATATCGTTAGGTATATACGGGCCACAGATTGAGCATGAGCGTCTCGACGTCTTAATATCTTCCTATGACTGGAAGGTATTATACAAGGGATACCACTTGAGGTGCATTTGCACCACGTGGTAAGTTCGTCCGACTTTGGCAGCGGAGGAGAACAACTCATGAATCTCATGAGCCGAACTTGACAGCTGCTCAAGTATTGGGCAACAAAAGGTAAACCGTTTATCTTATAGAGACGGTGTACCTTTCTTGCCAGAACTAATGCAACTATCGACCACCCTTTGCTGTACCGTCCAGACACGACCATCACCATCTTATTAAAAGTTGATGACAATCGTCGCGGATGTTCTAACACCCACTGCCAAGAAATGCATCTCAGTCGCTCAGAGACATTAAATAATTTCATTATTAATTGTTATCTTCGCTTCTTTGACCTCATTTCTACTCACCTGCACCGATGACCCTTTTCTAGGGGTCAGCGGAAGGTTGGCACCTCGCTTCGCGAGGTCTAGATTCGTAGTATCTAGTTCGCGTTA